GTACAAACAATCCTAATAATAAAAATGCAATAAATGCCAGAGACAACAAACACTTTGGAGAATCGTATCATGAATTCTGGTCAGATTTTTTTTATAATTTATATAAAGAGGATAAATAAAATGTCAGAAGAACAAAATATTATAGAGCATTTAGATCAAGTTAATAAAGTTGTAGAAGAATATCTTAAGGGAAATGATCCAACCAAAATATCTAAAGAATTAGATATTCCAAGAACCCGTGTTGTTGCTTTAATTAATGAGTGGAAAGTCATGGCTTCTGCTAACGATGCTATTCGTGCTCGTGCAAAAGAAGCAATGGCATCAATGGATGCTCATTATGGCAAATTAATTACAAAGGCATATGAAGTTATCGATGAGGCTAGTTTAACAAATAACCTTTCAGCAAAAACTCAGGCAATTAAACTTGTTGTAGATATTGAAAAATCTAGAATTGAAATGCTACAAAAAGCAGGTTTGTTAGAAAATAAAGAGTTGGCTGAAGAAATGGTTGAGATAGAAAAAAGACAGGAGGTCCTTGTTGAAATATTGAGAAATATTGCAACCGAACATCCAGAAGTTAGAGATAAAATAATGAGAAGGCTATCTGATATTGCCAAAGAAAATGAGGTGATTACGATTGTCCACGACATTCAATGATTTTCTTGAAGTATTAAAAGATAATATATTTGAAGAAAATCCAGTAGATGTAAAAACATTTGTTGAGTCAGACAAATTTTTAAATCAACCACCACTATCTGAAATTCAATACAACATTGTTGAAGCAATGAGTCAGATTTATTATAAAAAAGATTTAGAAAATTTAATGGGGACCAATGCTGGAAGTGCCCACTATAATAAATATACTAAGAATGAAATTATTTTGCAACTTGGAAAGGGAAGTGGTAAAGATTTTACTTCTACGGTTGGGTGTGCTTATTTAGTTTATAAATTATTATGCCTAAAAGATCCATCCAGATACTTTGGAAAACCAACTGGAGACGCTATTGATATTATTAACGTTGCTATAAATGCTCAACAAGCCAAGAACGTTTTTTTCAAGGGGTTTAAAACAAAAATAGAATCATCCCCTTGGTTTGCTGGCAAATTTTATGCTAAAGCAGATAGCATAGAGTTTAATAAATCAATAACAGTTTACTCTGGACATTCAGAAAGAGAATCACATGAAGGTTTAAACTTAATACTTGCAGTACTTGATGAGATTTCTGGTTTTGCATCAGAAGTTGGAACTGGAAATGAACAAGGTAAAACAGCAGAAAATATATATAAAGCATTTCGTGGCTCTGTGGATTCTCGTTTCCCAGATTTAGGTAAAGTTGCACTGCTATCTTTTCCAAGATACGTTGGAGATTTTATTTCTAAAAGATATGATGATGTCATTGCAGAAAAAGAAGTTATTGAAAAACACCACACCTTTATAATTAACCCAGCCTTACCAGAAGATAATCCAGACAATACTTTTGAAATAAGTTGGGAAGAGGATTATATCCAATCATATAAATTTCCAGGGGTATTAGCAATTAAAAAACCTACATGGGAAGTAAACCCAACAAGAAATATTGAAGACTTTAAACTATCTTTCTTTACAGACCTTGGCGATGCAATGATGCGTTTTGCATGTAAACCAACATATTCATCTGATGCATTTTTTAAACAAAGAGATAAACTAGAAAAATGTATGTCTTTAAGAAATCCAATAGACAACAATAAAAGGTTTGATTCTTCTTTTAAACCAGACCCAGATAAAACTTATTATATCCATGCCGACCTTGCACAAAAACACGACAAGTGTGCCGTAGCAATAGCACATGTTGATAAATGGGTAAGTGTTCAGGTTTTAAAAGATTATGAGCAGGTTGCCCCAGTTGTTATTGTTGATGCAGTTGCTTGGTGGGAACCGAAAGTTGAGGGTCCAGTTAATCTTAGTGATGTGAAAAACTGGATTATTAATCTTAGAAGACAAGGATTTAATATTGGAATGGTTACATTTGACCGTTGGCAATCATTTGATATTCAGCAAGAACTAAAGGCTGTCGGGATTAGAACTGATACTGTTTCTGTTGCAAAAAAACACTATGAAGATTTTGCTATGCTGGTTTATGAAGAAAGAGTTGCAATGCCACTGATCCCACTTTTACTAGAAGAGATGGGTGAACTTAAGATAATTAATGATAAAAAAGTAGACCATCCCCGCAAAAAATCTAAGGACTTAGCAGATGCGGTTTGTGGTGCAGTATTTGGGGCTATTAGTTTTACCCCAAAAAATATGAATCAAGAAATTGAGGTTCACACATTTAAAGATAGGCCAAAGCGAGTTGACGACCTACCTGAGAACGTGATACAATATAAGCCTATCCCTGATGATGTAAAAGATTATCTAGATAGATTTAAACTAATATAAAAGAAAATAAAGGAGAAAAATGAATTCATTTAAGAAGACCGCTTTAGTTGTGGCTGCAGCCTTGACTATGAGCACAATGGTGTCAGTTGTTCCAGCAAATGCTGCTACAACCCTAACTGTCGGTGGTTCTGCTGCTACTGGTGGCACAACTGCTGCAGCACCAGTTTCACTACCAGTTCCAGATAGCAATAATGTTTTGGCTGCTAACGCACTAAAAATTGCGGTTGATAGCCTTACTGCAAATACAGTTGTAACTGCTGTTGCTACTAATGGTAAGATTTTGACAACAATTGGAACAACATCTGCTCCAGTTGCTGCATCATCTGGATCAACATCTGTGTCTTATAACACAGGTTCTGGTAATACTGCAGACTTTTTTGTTTTCACTACAGGAGTTGCTGACGGAACAGTCGCAGTAACTGTTGGTGGAACAACAACTACATTTTATTTCAAGGGTACTGCTGGTGCAATTAATACAATTGCTCTTACTAGTGCAGACTCTGCTGCTGCTGGTTCAGTACAAAAGGTAACTCTTTCTGCTGCTGATATTTTTGGTAATGCAAAGGGTGGAGCATCTATTTCACTACAAGTTGTAACTTCTTCAGGAACAACAACTACTGCGTATACAACCGATACAGCAACAACAACTACTACAACAATTGGCACAAAGGTAGTAGATGTAACAATGCCAGCATCTGGTGTTGTAACTCTTATTGCAACAGCAACAACTGCTGCTGCAGTTTCTGGTTTTGCTACTCCAGTCGGAGTAGTTGTAAAAACAATTGCAGTTCGTGACCTTACAGCAGAACTTGCTGCAAAGAATGCAGAACTTGCAGTTGTTAATTCACAACTTGCTGCAGCAAATGCTGCTAAGGCAACTGCAGAGGCAGCACTTGCAACTGAAAAGGCTGCTCGTGCAGCAGATAAGGTTGTAGCAGATAAGGCTATTGCAGACCTAAAGGCTAAATTCAACGCACTTGCTAAAAAATGGAATGCAAAGTTCCCTAAATTAAAAGTAAGTTGGATTAAGTAATAAACAATTAAAAAAAGAAAAGGCGTAGAGTAACATCTACGTCTTTTTTTTATAATAAAATGTTATAATTATCCTATTAGACATAGTCTAATGAGGAGACCCAAGATTTACAAACTGTTTTTAAAAATTGGCGTAGTATCTTTATTTTTAACCTTATGGATGATATTTTCTCCAACAGATTTTTCTTATGCTGAAGGAGAAATTAATCAGGAGCAGGTAGTCATTAGTCCTGCACAACAGGCAGTTAACACAGCCCTACAAACAGCCAATACAGAGGTCCAGCAGGCTATTGCAGCCACAAACAATGCTGTAGTAGAGGTAACACAAGCACAAGCCGAATATTCCCAAGCCCAATCTTCTACAACAGAAATATCATCAAAAATCTCTTTGGCTAATGCAGAAATAAATAATGTTCAAACTGCTATTAATAATATTAGTAATGTCGATCTATCTGTTACCCCAATAGATCAAAGTTCTCAAGTGATTCAAGATGCAAAGGCTACAGTAACTGTTGCAACTACCGCTATAAATAATATAGGAACACAAATAACAGAGGCTCAAACAGAAATATCTGAAGCCATATTAGCAAAAACAGAAGCGGTAACAGCCCAAGCCACAGCACAAACAGAATTAACACAGGCAAATATTGCTATTGATAATGCCCAAACAGCAGTAAATAATTTACAGGCAACTATTGGAACAACAACAAACGTTTTGGCTGGCGTAGATGATGCTGGAATAAGAATGAATCTTCCTTTTGGAATGCAAATGGGTGGAACAGTTTACAATGATGTTTATGTGGGATCAAATGCAACAATAACATTTGGTGTAGATCAAGGATGGGTTTATTATCAAACTCCAGATGCCCCATCAGTTTCTATTGCTGGATGGGACTGGACAACTTGGAGCACAGGCACTGGAATTACATATTCAACTACTGGAACAAGTTTAGACATTGCTTGGGATTTAAGGCCTTATCCACAACAAGATGCTTCAACACAAATGGTTCAAATTAGATTTAATGCAGATGTAAATCCAAACGATGGCGCATGGATAGCAAGTGTTAGTGCTAATGGTCCAATACCTGGTGGTGCAAGATTTAATTACAGGGAAACAAATAATGGAACAGTAACAGAAATTGCTGACACTAACACTGGATCTGGATTTAATGGACAAATTAATCAAGGTGCATCTTTTACTCCATACGTAGACCCAAATACTTCAACAGTTCAAGCATCAGTTGATGCAGCAAATGCCACTATTGCACAATTAAATTCAAGCCTCACTCCAGTAGTTTCTCAAAATACTACAAACACTTCAGCAATAAATGCTATAAATACAACATCTTTAACTAATGCTGTAAACTCGGCGGTATCAACAAAAATATCTCTTCAGTCAGCATTAAATACTAAATCAGGTCAATTAGTTACTGCTATTAACAATAACATTCCTACCCCTGCCCCAATTATTGCAGAGCCAGTTATTGACGGTACTACTGTAACAATTACCCCTGAGTTACCAACAGGCTATACAGCAAACACATGGTTTTATCAAGTAATATCAAACGATCCAAATGTAGCAAATCCATATGAAGGACAAACTTTGAATACAGATGGTGCTCCTGAGTCTATTGAGTTAAGTGGTTTGACACAAGGCGCTACCTATACTATTAGGGTTGCTAACTGGTCTGGGCCTGTTAGTGAATATACTGAAACTATTATTTCTATCCCCGCACCAAGTTCAAGTATAACTATTGGTGGAGATATTTATTATCCTGTTGATAACAACGAACAAACTCTACCAGATGAAACCATTCCAATTGAAGAGGATAATACAGGGACAGAAGAGATCCCTGAAGATCCTGTCGATGAATTACCTTCCGAAGAGCCTGAATCTCCTGAAACGGATACACCTGAATCTGATGAGCCTTCATCCAACGATGAACTAGAAAATATTCTTGAAGAAAATCAGGATTCTTTTGAAGAAATATCACAAGGCAATGATACCTTATCTGTAGAAGAAATACAAGATTTAGTTTCAGATTTAGTTGCAGATAGTGGTTTGAATGTATCTGAAGTTGCAGAAGTTTTAGAAGCAATTGCTAATGGCGGAGAAGTATCTGAAGAAATTGCTGCAGAAGTTTCATCTACATTATCCGAAGGCGGATTAACCGAATCGGAGGCAGAATTTATTACAGAAATGTTATCTGCAGATGGAGAAATAACAACAGCAGAAGTTGTTAATTTATCAGAGACATTATCCGAAGATGGAAAATTTACCTTGGCTGAAAAAGATTTAGTTGCAGATGTACTAGTAAGTTCAGCCGAAGGCGCCCCAGTTGAAGCATCAGCCATAGAGTCAGCGGGACTTGAATATCGTGATCTTCCACCAGCAATACCAGTAGAAGTGAGAGAAGATTTAAATGGTAACCCTGTTGTTATTACTGCAGAGGTAGCATCAGCATTATTAACACTAGAGTCTCCTGCTGCTTTAGTAGGAGCAATTACTGGATGTTTTAATCCAGATGAAGCAATTGAAGGTTTGACAGAAGAACAGCAATGCGAAGTGTTTAAAGCGCTAGCAAATATAGGTGCTGATATGTCAGAAGAAGAAAGACAAACTGCAAAAGAAGTTCTTGTAGCAGCCGTATTGGTTGGTCAAGTAATTCTTGGTAGTTCAATAATGAGGATAAGGGGGTAATATGAACTGGTTAAAGAAAAGAATGATGGCGATTCTTAGCGAGAACTTCACATTTCTAGGATTTTTTGTAGCCTGGGTTGTACTTGAAGGTAGTGCTAAGACTGTGGTTGGTTATGTAACATTAGCCTCAGTAGCCTTGTGGTTTTTAACTATAGGTATTAGAGAAAAAGCAGAAAAAGAAGAAGACTAATAATACTATAGTATAATATTTATATGAAAAAGGTGACCTCTGCCGTTATTTGCTGTATACTTGTATTAAGCCTTTCAGGTTGCTCAAGTCGATATAGGTATGAATGCCAGGACCCAGCAAATTGGAAGGAAGCAAAGTGCAATCCCCCAGCATGCGAAGCAACTGGTACATGCACAAAAGACTTAGTAAAGGAAACTAACAATGGGTAAAAGAAGAACACAGTCAGAATTAGATGGTTTATTAAAATTTATTTTAGGTTTAACTTTAGGTGGAATTTTATTCTTTACCACAATGGGAATCTTATATGCATTGGTTTTTGTTGAGCAACCATTAACTGGTCAATCAGAAAATGACAAAATGTTTTTTAATGTATTAGGTAGCGTAGCAACTTTTATTACAGGAACTTTAGCGGGTATTTTAATTGGTCAATCTGGTGCAAAAGATGTTATGGCAGCACAAATTGCTAACAAAGAAGTTGACGCTAAAAATACTATGGCAGATAAAAAATTAGAAGCAGAAATTGATGAAGCAAAAGCACGGAGACTTGCCAAACCAGATGGTGCCATGCCAGAAGAGCAACCAGTAGATACTAATTGGGATAAAAACTAACCATGTCTTCGGCAGAACAATTTATTGAAATTGCTAAAGCAGAAATTGGAACTGTAGAAGGTCCAAAAGATAATGAAACTAAATATGGCGCATACACTAAGGCTAATTTTCAACCATGGTGTGGGTCTTTTGTAAATTGGTGTGCCAACGAGGCAGGAGTAAAAATTCCTAACACTGTTTATACTCCAGGTGGAGCAGCAGCATTTAAAAAAGCAGGTCAATGGATTGATGGGGATGTTGCAGATCCAGAACCAGGAGATGTTGCATACTTTGATTTTCCGTCTGACGGAGTAGATAGAATTTCTCACGTAGGTATTGTTATGACAGACAATGGAGATGGAACTGTCTGGTGTATTGAAGGAAATACTTCTGGCGATCCAAAGGGTAGCCAACGTAATGGTGGAGAGGTTTGTAAAAAACTTCGTGCTTATAAGAAAAACAAGAAAAATATTATGGTTTCTATTGTAGGTTTTGGTAGGCCTAAGTTTGGTGAGGCTACTCCAACTGCAGCAAAAAAACCTTCAAGTAAAACTAAAACATGCTCAGCATGTGGACAAACTATAAAATAATAATGCTTGACTAACCAAAAATCTTTTGGTATACTTAAATAGATAAATCTGAGAGGAAATCCCATGACCTGTATTGCCGTCGTAAGACAAGATGGTAAAGTCTATATGGCAGGAGATCGTGGTGCCTCTGATGACGATAACATCATGTCAATAGTTGCTCCTAAAGTTTGGAAAACTGGCCCGTATCTTTTTGGATATGCTGGAACAATGGATGGAGAACGAATTAGACACAATTTTAAACCACCATTACCTGAAGGCAATTTAGATAAGTTTATGTATACTAAATTTATTAAATCATTAAGAAAGTTTTATGAAGAATGGTGGGTAGACACAAGTAAGGATGCAGATTTTGGCATGATTATTTGTGTTCGTGGAAGAATATTTGAGCATAACGCAATTGATATGTCTCTTACTGAATATCAACAACCATTTCTATGTATGGGTTCTGGCTCGGCATATGCATATGGATCGTTATACTCAACACAAAAACAAAAAAATCCTAGAAATAGATTGAGACAAGCGGTTGCAGCAGCAATTGAATATTCTCCATCTTGTAAAGGACCAATAGATACGGTGAGTGGATAATGGAAGATATATTTAAAGAAGAGCGGGAAGAACTATCAAATATTCAAGAATTTGAAATTTGGTTGGAAAATGGAATTAGTAGAAAGTGGATAACTCCCCCATTTTGTAATACACATGATGGAGATCCATATATGACTGAAGAAGAAGAGCAAGAATGGTCAGATGGAGGAGATCCTTGTCAAGTTGTACTAAAGGTTATTAGTTAATGATAATTTTAGGTATTAATGAAACAACACATGATGCATCAGTGTCTTTGTTAAAAAATGGAGAATTAGTATTTGCTGCACATGCAGAACGTTTTAGTAAACAAAAAAATGACTGGTTTACTAATGATGAATTAATTGATTGTGCCCTTCAGTATGGAAAACCAGATCGCATAGCCTATTACGAAAATCGTTGGTTAAAAAAATCTAGAATATTATTAAAAGGTGGATTTGGCGGGGGAAAGCCAAACTATCTAAATAGAAAAGATTTAAAATGGGTACCAAGAGAATCCTTTAGTCATCATTATTCACATGCAGCAGCAGGATACTATACAAGCCCATTTCGTGATGCCGTTATTGTTGTTTTAGATGCTATTGGCGAGTACAACACATCTACTATTTGGGTAGGAGATGGCTCAAGTATTAAGCAAGTGTACAAAAAAAATTATCCATTTAGTTTTGGGTTATTTTATTCAGCATTTACACAATTAGTTGGGTTAAAGCCAAACGAAGAAGAATATATTTTTATGGGAATGGCAGCATATGGCGATGCAAATAAATATTATAATAAGGTAAAAGAGTATTTCCCAGACTATAATACTCAAAAGTATAATTTTCATCAAGGAATTACTGACTGGGGATGGGTTACCGAACAAGACAAATTTGATATTGCAGCAGCAGTTCAAAAGGTATATGAATTAAGACTTGCTGAGTTTATGAAAATGGCAAGAACTATTACTGGAAAAACTGAATTAGTATTTATGGGTGGCTGTGCATTAAACTGTTCTGCTAATACTATGCTATGGGATATATTTGATGACGTTTGGATTATGCCAAACCCTGGAGATGCGGGTAGTTCGTTAGGTGCAGCATTGGCTTCATATGGTAAACATATTAAATGGCAACATCCATACTTAGGTTATGATTTAGGTGGTACTTATCCAGTATCACAAATAATTACAGAGTTAATTAAAAACAAAGTGGCTGCTGTTGCTGTTGGACGAGCAGAGTATGGACCAAGAGCACTTGGCAATAGAAGCATTTTAGCCGATCCAAGAGATCCAAATGTAAAAGATGAAGTTAACAAAATTAAGAAAAGAGAATCTTTTAGACCATTTGCTCCAGTTGTTTTAGAAGAATATGCAGATAAATGGTTTGATATGGACTTTGACTCTCCTTATATGCAATATGCAGTTAAATGTTTGCAACCAGAAAAAATACCAGCGGTAGTTCATCAAGACGGAACATCAAGGGTACAAACAGTAAATAAGGATCAGCATCCTGGTTTACATGCTGTTCTATCTAATTGGTATGCATTAACTGGTGTTCCAGTATTACTTAACACTAGTTTAAATATTAAAGGACAACCACTGTTAAATGATGAAAGAGATATCTTAGAATGGGAAAAAACATATAACTCTATAATCATACGTGGTGAAAATGGCTAGTCCTGATTTTAATATATGGTATAAATCTTTTAACGAGTCATTTTTATATATTAACGAAAGGTCAAATATAAAAAATGATTGGCTGGACTATAGCGAAGTCTTAAAAACTGAACATAAAGATTCAATTATTAAACCAATTAATAAAAATTTTTATAAATTATGTCCGCCACCAGAACTTGTTT